CTATCTGCTCCGGCGCAGCCGATGGTTTGCGTTGTTGAACTTTCAAATTACCCTCCAGGCGCGCAACCGCGAAAGCGAATTGCACCGGGTCTTTAATCGCCGCCAGCTCGGCGGCTTTCTTCGGGTTGCGCCCGAGTGCGTAGATCAATAGAGCGGGCTTTTCAGCGCCGGCCAGTATCATTCCCTGTTGCGCCACCGACAGGGTGTCGGCCACAACAGCTTCTGCGTCCTCGAAGTCGCGGGCTTTCAGGGTCGCCTTCTCAGTGGTGTAACCGGCGAGCTTCGCCTGCCACTGGCTCTGGGCTTCCTGTTCAGCCTGTCTCCTCAATTCCGCCTCGCGCTCATGCGCGGCTTTTGCTTTGTACCACTCATCCAGGCGCTTGTCATACGCTTCCGTGTCGTAATCCACGTCAGCCAGCGTTGGCTTCTTTGGCGGGGCGGTGACTGTCTCACCCCGCGGTGCCTCGGCCTGGCGTTCGCGGTCCAGTTGACGGACCCGCTTTTCAAGTTCCCGGTTCTTCCGGCGCAGTTCCTTCACCCATTCCGGGGCGCCCGTCGGCGCTTCGGCTTGTGGTTCGGGCTCTTCGCCAGCAATACTGACTACCAGCTCTTCCTGCTCTGCCTCCGGCTGCGTCTCGCTGTCCGGGTTGGCAGCCTCAACCGTCTCGGTTTCTGGCTCAGGCGTCTGTTCGTCGTTCATTGCGTTAGTCCTCGTGTCTCAGCCATTGGAACCGGCTGGCTGGCCTGCCGTATCTCCTGCGCCGCGCCGAGAACGGCTGCCCGCTCCTGGTCGCTGACGTTCGTGAGGATCTCGATGGTCTTGGCGCGCGTCTCTTCGGCGCGGGCAAGCGCATATTCCGTGTCGGCTTCGGCCTTGGCGGCCTTGGCGCGGGCCTCGAGCCCGAGGCTCTGGGCCAGCTCGGCTTGCGGGTCGGGCTGTTGCTGTAGCGCGGCGATCTCTTCCTGCATCGCCGCGGCCTCTTCCTCGTTCGGCTCCAGAACGCCCTGCTTCAGAAGGCGCTTGCGGAAATAGTTCTGCACCTCGCCAAGCCCCTCGCCTTCCATGTTCATCATGGCCATGGATGACAGGATCGTCAGCGTCTCGGGGTCCTGCGTGATGGTCATCATGCCAGTGAGCGCGCGGACAACCGCGGCGCGCTTGCTCGAGGAGTTCGGGCCCACGTCCACCGTCACGTCGAACTTGGCCTGCGTCAGATCGTTCTGGTACTCGATCGCGCTGGTCTCTTTGTTGAGAATGGGCTTAACCAGCTCAATCGATCGCGGCTGGCCCGTCTTGCCCAGGCCCTTCATCTTGCGGTTCGGCTCAACGTAAATCTCCCGCGCCATCGACAGCCAGATCTCGCCGCAGCGCTTCACGGCCTTGGCGAAGTTCGACATGTAGATAAACGTCTGCATGTCCAGCTTGTTCTGGATCAGCTCAACGGCTTTGCCGCTCATGTTGGGCTGTAGCTGTTCGCCGGCCTGCTGGTTGCCGAGCAGTTCTTTGATGTCGCCATCGGTAATCTGCAAGAGCGCCGCCATGGCAGGCGGGATCTCCGGCGCCCGCGTATAGTCGAGCGGGCCCTGAGCCTGTTCGGCTCCATCCGCATTCGTCACGGGGTTAACCAAGAGATACGGATACTGTTTGACGTTATCTTCCGCCCACATCAGCTCATGGCCGGCCACCTGCTCGGCCGTCATGATGGGCTTCTGGATCGTGCCGTAAGCGGAGATCTCGCCCAGCTTGGTTAACTGCATGTTCTTGAGCCGCTGGGCGTCTTTCGCCAGCCTGACATGCCCCTGGCAGCGCTCGATGCTATCGACGAACCAGCGCTTGCCATAGACCGGAACAATCGGGATCTCGGACCCGGCAATCAGCCCGTGATCCTCAAGGATGCCGCCGCCGGACAGCAGGTATTTGTGCACCTTCTGCCGCTTGATGCGCCGCTTGCGCTCCTCAATCTCGACATGGCCGGTGGCAAGCAACATCTGCTCGAGCTCGGGGTCAGCCTCAAAGTCGCGCTCCGAGTGCTTGACCTCCTCGCCATCCAGCGAGCGGAAGTAACGCAGCGCCTCGGACACCTGCTCCTTGACGTAATATTCCGCCACGTAAACGATATCCGGCGTCTGCCAGTCAAATTCCTTGAGCTGCACGTCCTGCGGCCAGGTCGAAGGGTCATCCTCGAACCGCCGCCGGTAGCTATCGCGGGTCATCGCGCTAAGGACGAAACAGCACCGCGCGTCCTTCTTGTCCTGCCGCTTGGCGTCCAGGTCGAAGAAGACCGAAGCGTCCGCATCAAAGATCGGCTGAAACACGATGCGTTGCTGTTCGTTCTCGGGATCGCCCTCGTCTTCGTATTGGTTCGTCAGACGCCACGCCCCGAACCCGCCGCCAACCGCCTCCTCGAAAGCGTTGTCATAGGCCTCCTGCGCCCCGCTGTCCTCTTCATCGGCCCGGTAAAGCTCATCGCACGTGTCGGCCAGCTGGGAGTTGGAACTCCCGTCCTTGGGGATAAAATCAACCGTGATCCGGTTGTTCCGGTACTCGGAAATGATCCGCATCACGCTAAGGGCAACCTTATTGACCTCAAATCGCGGCCGGTTCGCGTACTGTTCGGTCAGGCTGCCTTCCCACTGGGCGCCGGCAATGCTGTAGAAGCGCCGGTCCTCAAGACATTGAATGCGCTCGTCTTTCATCGTCGCCTGAATGCGGGCGAACTCGGCCACCGCCTCGGCGTGAACGTCTCGGTAACGCTGTTCTTTGGTTTGTCGCGCCAACGCAGAACCCTCTTGACTTTTGCGGTCTAACCTATCTCGCCAGCGGTGTCACGATGGGAACAGGTTTAGTTATTCGCTGGCTGACTGGGCGGCCGACCATGGCCGGGAACAGGTCCGTCATCGCCCAGACCAGCGCGTCAACCCGGTCGGGGCTGCCGTCGCCCTCATAGCCGAACGTGGTCATCTGCGTCATTTGCGTCTCAAGCGCCGGGAAGCTGCCGACATGATGCACCCTGCCCTGCTCATACATGGAAGCGATTGGCTCGGCCCGGATGTGCTTGCCGCGGGTCGCCCGGACTTCCTTGATCCGCACGTTATTCCTCACGCTTCGCAGGGTCTGGGCGACCATGTCGCCGCCCTGGTTGACCTCAATGACGATCGCGTCGGCCTGATACTGGTCGTAAAGGTTCACTGCCCGGCGCGCCCATTGCATCGGGGTTCCGCCCATGGATGCGTCCTCGAGGACATAGGCTTCCTGCGTTCTGGCATGGATGCCGGCGACAATGATACCGTGATCGTCGCTGTTCTCGGTATTGCTGACGGCGGGGTCGATCGCCACCACGATCCGGCCCAGCGGGTCATGGGTCCGAACCCGGCTGGCCTCAATCTGGCCATAGGTCCAGAGCGCATTCGGGATGTCGCCAAGGATCTCTCCGCGCAGTTCCTGCCGGCCAAGGCGCGTCCCTTCGTAGCGAAGCTGGATGCGCTCGAGGAACTTGGCCGCCAGGTTGGACTTGTTGTCCATTGTCGCGCCGCGGGTGATGTGAACCTTGCCTTCGGTCCCGGCGACGATGGCTTTGACCAGCTCCACCGGCCGGGGCGTCGTGGTCACCAGCACGCGAGGGTGATCGCCAAGGCGCAGGCCGAAGGACAGCTGATCCCACGTCTCGCGGGCGTAACGCCACTTTGCCAATTCATCACACCACGCAAGGTCAAACTGCGGACCCCGGAGCTGGTCCGGCTCGGTGGCGTTGAATGTCGTGGCGATGGCGCCGTTCGGCCAGGTCAGGCGGCGCTTGGACGGCTCGTAAAGCGGGCGCTCGGCTTCGGGATAGACCGACAGGATGCCGGACACGCCCTCAACCATGACGTCGCGGGCGTCGGCTGCTGTCTCCCCGATCAGGGCAATCCGCCTGTAGCCCTTGGCCACCTGTTCCTTGACCCATTCGGCCCCGGTGCGGGTCTTGCCCCAGCCCCGGCCCGACATGATCAGCCAGATATCCCAGTCACCGTCTGGGGTTATCTGCTCAGGCCGCGCCAGAAACTCGCGCCAGTCATACAGCAGGGCTTCCTGTTCCTCGGGCGACAGCTGGTCAATGATGGCGTTGCGCTGGTCACGCGGCAGGGCGGCCAGGCGCTCGGCGGTGCTGGCGGTCATTTGGTGGCGATCTGTTCCAGCAGCGACTTGACGCGCTGGCCGGCAATGCCGTGCTCGATCCTGACCGGAGGCTTGGTGTCATCGCCGCTATGGTGGACCTGAAGCGGCGCCAACTTGGGGAAGATCCCGTTGTAGAAAGCGTCAGGGTTCGTCTTCGCCCACTCAATCAAACCATTGACCCCGCCAAGCTCGGAAAAAGCAATCTCCACGGCTTCCTTGAAAGCCTTGGTTGACTTGTTCGGCGTTCCCTTCGTCCTGCCGCCTGTCTTGACGCCCTTGGCCATCTAAACGTTTCTACTTTAGAACGGTTCTCAACTAACACTTCCACCGCCGCATGGAGGCCTTGGCCCGCTCGGCGTTCTTGGACTTCGCCACCACACCGCCCATCCTGGCGCAGAAGCTGGCCTTGCGCGCCTTGTCTGCCTTGGTCTTCGGGTTCGGCGCCGGCGCTTTCAGGTTCGACCCTGTCTCCCGGTTCAGCTTGGCCCTGCCCTTGGCTGTCAGGCCAGCGCCCCGGCTGACAGGCAGCTTCTCGCCGCGCCCGACTGACAGTGACGTGCTCTTGCGAGCCATCACTTCCCCCGCTTTTTCGCGGTCTTGGCCGAAGCCCTGAACGCCGCAGCGGTCGGAGCGCCTTTAGCCCCCGGCTTACGCATGGTCTCTCCAGAACCAGCTGCAATCCTGCGTTGCTTGGCCCTGATATTAGCGTAAAGACCCGGCTTACTCGCCATCCAGCACAATCTCCACGGGCTCAGGCAACTCGGCCTGCTGATAGTCCTGCCCGATCCACACCTCCAGCACAACTCGCCGGGGATTGTCAAGCAGTATCGCGGTCGCCCGCGGCCAGCTGCGGGTTGGCTTGTACCGCCGGCCCGGAAACGCCGCCGTCCACATTTCACAGACGGCCTGGCAGGCGATGTCCTCGATCAACTGCTGCGCCGCCCGCCTGCGTCGCGGCAGCTCAACCGCCCGCACGCTCTCGGCCACGTGGGCCATGACGGTATCCAAAAACGCATCATCGATGATATGGGGAAAAAACATGGCCTGTATGAGCCCAGCTTTGCCGTGCATTGA